GTTCAAGCAGGTCAACGATTTGCCGCCATAGCTGACATGCAGGTCGGTGACGGCAACCAACAGGCAGCTGTTGGAACGACCATTGCCCTCTTAGAGCGTGGCTCCAGGGTCATGTCAGCCATACATAAAAGATTGTATGTGGCGTTGAAACAAGAGTTTGTTTTATTAGCAGATGTATTTAAAACTTACCTACCACCAGAATATCCGTACGATGTTGTAGGTGGACAAAGAAATATTAAGGTTGCAGACTTTGATGAGAAGGTAGATATTTTACCTGTTGCAGATCCAAATATATTTTCACAATCACAAAGAATTACTTTAGCTCAAACAGAGCTACAACTTGCAATGTCAAATCCACAAATGCATAATTTGTATGAAGCGTACAGAGATATGTACAATGCAATTGGTGTTAAAGATATAAATA